ACTGATAACCACTTTAAGAAATTGATATAGCTGCATGAGAAGTGTAACCGTTCAAATAAGTTTCGTAAATAGAAATACAGTAGCCGCCATTAAGTGAACTTTTAAATACTGTAACTGTATCTACATTAGTATTACCAGAAAAATTTAAGCAAAGGATATTATTAAAAGTACTAGCAGTATAAATAAAATCATTACCGTTAACCGTAACTTTATATACTTCGCCATCAACTAAGTCTTCACTTAAACTTAATCTACCATTCATATCACCGTAATTATACTGCCCACATCGTGTTAATGAAAAACCAGTATCAGCAAATACATTTACGAATCCGCTAGTTTCTCCAAAAGGTTTGTTTTCTATATAACTTAACTTACTAGAATCTGATTCATTCCAATCAGACTGAGTTAATGAGTTAAATGTATTATTTGCTATTGTTTTTGCCTCATTTGCTGTTGTATTTGCATTTATAGCCGTCTGGTCTGCTAATACTATAGATTGGTGATAACGACTTAATATACCATCTGTATTTGCTGAGTAGCTATTGAAATCAGCAGTATTTAACTTTTCATCAATTGATGTTTTGGTATCTGCTGAATAGGTATTAAAATCGCCACTACTTAGTTTTGTGTTCTGTAAACCTACAATAGCTTGGTCTATATTATTAAACTGATTAGTTAGACTAGTATTAAGGTTTCCACTATAACTAGTAAATGCGCTTGTATCTAACTTAGTAGCAACTGCACCACTTAAAGATTCTGCTTTATCATTGACTGTGTTAAACTGGCTACTAACTTCTGTTTTATCAGCCTTAGAACTTTCTAAGTCATTAAGACTTGCTAAAATAGTTTGTTCTGCTTGTGTAAATGCTGATATTTTAAGATAGTCTGTTAGTTGGTCTGAAACGTCAATAGCTGCTATAGCGTTATCTACTTCTGTCTTGTTATATACTTCCGACTTTGTATAGTAATTAGATAGGTCTGTAGGTGTATAGGCACTTGCATCTAGTTTTCTATCATCAAGGTCATTTAGTGACGCTGAAATAATTTCTTCCGCTTCTGTAAATGCTGAGATAGTAAGATAGTTGGCTAATACTGTATCTACTGCACCGCTTATAGCTGTATCTGCGTTTTGTCTATTGGTTATTTCATTAGATAACTCTGTAGTCAAGTCACATATATCACTTCTATTTTGTGTAATACCAGAAGTGTTAGCACTTATAAGGTCTGTAAGGTCTGAAACATTCTGCTGACGTGTAATAACTTCATCTTGTATTGCTTCATCATGTACTGTGTCAGCACTTGTAGAACGTGCTATTTCAGTATCAATCTTTACACCTAACTCTGCTATAATCTCTGCGTAAGACTGTTCACTTTCTGGGTTTACCGTTACATTTGAATTGATGTAGTATTCTGTAGTTCTTTCTAGGTTCTTATTAAAATATAAGTCTGCTCTATCAGAATCTGGTACATTATTAACTATCTTGTACTGTAGAACACCCTCTCCCAAAGTAACAAGTTCATTCCAGTCTAACTTGATATAATATTCTGTATCATTATCTTCTGTCTCGGCTGATATTACATTATCTTGTGTCTTACGGATAAAGAAGTTTTCAGCGTTTACAGTATAGAACTTAGCATTAAAGTTTGATAGATACACTATTCTACTATCCAACTTAATATTAACGTCTGAATTATCTACTCTTTTCATTATTCATTTTCTTCTTTATCAGTGTTATTTTCTTCGTTATTAATAGAAGCTTTTGAAGCGTCATTAAACAACAAATAGTGTTTGTCACCATCTTCACCAATACCATTGTAGCCTAGTTCTTTTCTTACTTCATTAATTGACAATACACCGCTATTAATCAAAGTAGAATAGTAGTTACTCTGTGCTGCTTTATCAGTCCTTAGAATCTCGTTAGTCTCTAAAGTGATAGATAGATTAGATTCTGACTTAGATAATAGCTTTCTGTCAAACTCGTTTTCTATCATTGAAATATAAGGCTGCAAAGTGTGTACTAGAAATTCATTTTGTACGGCTTCAAGTGTATTAAATGACACCTTTGACAAGTCACCTAACAACACTGGATTTATACCAAAGAATCTAGCAATATCAGTAACACTAAACTGTCTTGATTCTAACATCTGACTTTCCTTTGCTGATAGCTGGACGGATTGATAAGTCATATTACCTTGCAAAACTGTTAGCCCTGCGCCATTTGCTGTGTAAGTCTCATTCCAAGCCGTTCTAATGTCTTCACGCTGTTTTTGTGAAACGGGCCCTTGAACTGTCAAGATGCCACTAAGATTCATTCCGTTTTCAAAAAACTGTTTTGCCGCATTATCGTTAGCGTGTGCAATACCTAGACTTCTTGCAGCATTTTGTAAAACGCTAATACCCTTAACGCCATCGTAAGTGTGCATTACTAAGTGTATCATGTCTTTAGGCTCTACGTGCCTTTTAAGTATTGGTACATCGTAATAAAGTGTGTTTTTAATCTTGTCGTAAACTATTTGCACATCGTTTGCTTCAAGATACCTTAAATTAGTTGGTGTTCCATCCTTTGCACGTTCTATTAAGCAAAATCCATTACCTCGCAATAATACAGATTGAACTAACAATTTTATTAACGTGTATCTACTAATCAAGTTGTCTTTGTTCCTATCGCTGAACACGTAATTTAATGGGTGCGTTTCAGCTTCATTTTTTCCGCTTTCATTTTGAATTAGAATCTTAATTGGTAAACTAGCAATTGAATTAGATATTAATTCTACTGCTCTATACACTGCACTAAGATTCATTGCTGAATTGCTGTTAGTAAATGGGAAAAATGGAAGTGCACTTGATGAATTACAATTAACGTATTCTAAGGTTTTTCTTTCTTCTTTTGGCTGGTTACCACTCCAACCTAATCCATTACCAAAAAATTTCATTCCTTATCCTATTTTCTTACCAATTATTTTACTTAACAATAAATATTTGGATAATTGAAAAAGCAACAAAAAAAGCAAGTGATTTTTCACTTGCTTTTTAATTTCGTATAACTCCAAATAAAGCCTTTGTGAGTTTTATATCTTGGATTATTATTGCAACACTTAGAAACGTGCCTAGGGTCAAAACCACTAGTGGCTGTTGATGTAACTGTCTTCCATTCTTTTATTAGTTCACCGTCTAAGGAATATTGATAAACCTTTTTACTTGTTCTTTCTGTTCGTGTTCCATAATTGTGGTTATATTGTGGGGTGCACCATTCTAAATTATCTACACAATTGTTTTGCGTGTTTTCATCTTTATGGTTTACTTGTGGGTAATTATTCGGATTAGGAATAAAAGCCATTGCAACAAGTCTGTGAACTTTATAAAACTTTCCTTTTTTTCTGTCTTTATATAAAGATACTCTTAAATAACCTTGTTCATTATATTGTTTTAAGATTTTTTCTTTAATGTGCCTTATACCATCAACACCGTTGTTTTTAGTGTTATAGATTATTCTTTCAACACTCTTAACTCTACCTAAATTTGATACTTGATAACGGTTTTCAAAACCTTGAATGTCTCTCCATTCCTCTTTGATTTCTTCCATTGTTTGTGTACTTTTAATAATATTAGTTTCGTGTGTGCTTTTAATAGAAGGGTGTAGCCTAAAAGCACACAAAATTAAATGGCTACACCCAAAGTAATTACTATTAATAAATATATCTTATTTTGCAAATATATAAAAAAAATTTTAATTTCAAAATTTTACACCATCAATTACATTATCATAATGCGTTTCAGTTAAATAATGTCCTAGAGCGTCACAAATAGCTGCAACACCATCTATTTTGTTTTCACTCATTTTATTTAATTTGATAGGTTTGACATTGTTATTATAATCTTCTCTTAGTTCACAGTTAGCAAACATCCATCTAGTTATTGGGTTATCATCTAAAACTAGGTGCTCATTACGTGCTATCATTTCAATGTGACGTGTAGGGCGGTTCATTGAGCCAGTGGACTGTGAAAAAGGTACACAGTTAAAGCCCAATTCAGTTAGTTTAATTATAAGTGCTGTGCTTTGCCAACTATCGTAAGAAATAGCTTGTATTGGAACTATCTTATTAATCTGTTGAATCTTGTTTAGTATATATTCGTAATCTACAACGTTTCCACTTGTAAGGTCTAGATAATGCTGTTCGTACCAATTTCTATACTTCTCACGGTTTACACTTTCTTCTAGTGCTGTTTGAGGTAGAAAGTAATAGTTCTTAAATATATATTTCTGGTTTATATTGTCAAACACTAACACACTTATTGCTGTCATGTCAGACACACTAGATAAGTCTAAGCCAACGTAACAAACGTAATCACTCCAATCTTCTAGTTTAACAGTCTGTGAACACTTCATTATATATTCACTTGGAATCCACTCACCAACAGCACTAGCACACCACTTGTTAAGTATCTTAGTCTTAAAGTTGGTCATTAGATTAGGATTGTTTTTAGCCTTTACTAGTTCTGACTTTATATAGTCCTCTGTAACAGTTAAACCTAAGTTTGGCTGACACTTTAACCAGTTCTTAGAATCTTCTATATCATCATCTTCATCAAGTTCAAATATAAAGGCTGCTAACGAATCATCTTGCAGTTTTCCGTGTAACAACTCAAAACAAGTGTTACGCATTGTGTAACATGGGCTAGTGAGGTCAAAACCACTAGTAGTAACGTATATAATAAGTGGCTGTTCTCTCATTCCTACAGAACTACTAAGAACCTCACTAACTGCATTGTTTGGTGCTGCATGGTATTCGTCAATAACTGCTGCACTTATATTAAGTCCATCAAGTCTATTTGCATCTGCTGACACCACTTTCATTATCGACTTTGTAAGTGGAAACTTAATACTGTCTCTATACTTCTTAAAGTACTTTCCTTTTGGGTCTATATAACTTACATAGTTGGTAGCCATTGTAAAAGCTAACTGGGCTTGTGCTGTGCTGTTTGCTGCAAAGATAATTTGACCGTCATTTTCACCATCTGCGACTAGGTGATATAGTGCCATTGCACTTGCAAGTGCTGTTTTACCAGACTTTCTTGATAGCTGCAAATATAACTCTCTAGTCACTCTTAAACCGCTTTCCTTATACACTAAGCCGTAAGTGTAGTATATTACAAACTTCTGCCACTCTGCCAACTTAAAAGGCTTGTTAGCAAACTTTCCAGTAGATAGTTTTAGTTTTTCTATAAATGATACTACTTTATCTGCTTTCTTTGTGTCAAACTCTATATCACTTCTTTCAAGATAGGACAAGAAACGCTTGCAAGCAAGTTTTATCAACTCACCTGCAACAACATCGCCACTAAGTACTTTAGTAGGGTAAGAAGTATATTTATAATCTAGCTTAATCACCTAACAACTCCCTTAATTCATCATCTTCATCATCATTGTTAAGTTGAATTTTGCTTTGTGCTTTTGGAGTTAAACCAAACTCTGAAATAAATTTGGTAATTTGTATTTGTGCGTCAAACATTACTTTAATTAAACTATTCTTAGTAAATGCGCCATTCTTAGCAACTAATAGAAGTCCATCGTTCTTAATAGATTCTTTACACTGTTGGTATAGTTCTAAGTTATCTGCTAATATTTCTAGTGGCTGTTCCCACTCTGGGCTTACTTTGCCGTATTTCTCTTTTAAGTACTTTCTTACATTTGTAAGGTACTTAACAGTTGCTTGTGTGTATTCGTTCTTACTCATATTGATACTTTTTCTTTTTCATTGTTTCGCTAACCCTTTTATTTCTTGTACCGTAATTGTTGTTATACTTACTATCACAGTATTCTAGGTTTAGAACACAATTATTTTCTTTATTCTCGTCTTTGTGGTTAATTTGTGGTAGGTTATAAGGATTTTCTAAAAATGCTTCTGCAACTAAACGATGTATTGAAAACGTCTTAATCTGATAATTTCTTTGAAGAATCACTTTCTTATATCCGTATCTATCCGTTTGTTGCTTTAGTATTCTTTCTTTCTTGAAAGATACACAATTTATTTTAATTACTTTCCTAGCTAAACTTTTAACTCTTCCTAGGTTACTAACTTGATAAAGGCTTTCATAACCTTTAATGTCTTTCCAAATTTCTTTCATTTTGTGTTGGTATTACTAAAATTATTTTCATTCGTTGGTATTAACATAAAAAGGGAAAAGGCTACCAACAAAACCAGTTCAATTGGTTAATTACTCCAATCTATTCCCTTTATAATAAATATAATCAAATTCAAAAAAGTATCAAGTCTAATTGGAAGTCACTAAAAACATCTAGAAAGTCACTAATTAATGTATTGAGGTCACTAGTGTTTGTTTACCTACCCCCTATATAGATAATAATAAAATAATATAATTAAAAAATAATATAATAATAAAAATAATATATTATACTAAAAAAATTTTTTTAATATAATATATCCTGATTCTCTAAAAGAATCAGGATTATATATTTAATATTATATATAAAAAGAAACTTTTTGAAAATTTTTTTTGGAAAAAGACTTGAATTTTTCCAAAAAAGCATTATTTTTTATACAGAAACCTACCAGATAGGGAATTTTTTGAAAAAAAGTTCTCCAGAATCGGTAGTTTTTCAAACTTCAAGATATTTATAGATATAAGGGGTTTGGGAACTCTCTATTAGTTCCCAACCCAAAATTAAATAACTAAATTAAAAAACTAATAGACTAATGGTAAACAACACTTCAACTTGTGGAACACTTAACTATAACTTTATTGCAGTTCCAACACAACTTTTCATTTTACTTGATTACAGAATTAAACTTGTACTAGTTTCACTTATACAAGTCTCTACCGCTTTGGCTAACTCTAATGGTTGGTTCTACTATTCTCTAGATGACCTTAAAAAAGTTTGTGGTCTCAAATCCGATAAAACGGTTAGGGCTTGCGTTGAAACACTATACCGTCTGGGAATAGTGAAAGTTCAAAGTAGAACCTTTGAAAACAATATAGGTAAAAGAACCGCTAACTATTATAGTCTCAACTTTGAGGAAATAGCAAAGTACAATGAGTATAGCGTTTACGAGTGCCTAAACATTCCAGAATTACAGATACCAATGTTAGATTATACATCAAGCGACTATAAGACTACTTACACTGCAACTACAGTAGTAGATACCAACGATGAAGAAAATGAGCCTACAAGCGTTCAAAATGAAACCAATGAGGAAATACCAACCTCTGACCTAGAAAACGCTCCTACGGCTCTGGAAACATCAAATCCAGACAACGTAGAAGAATACACACTATCAGAAGTAGATGAAGATGAAGTATTTAGTACTTTCTTCTACGATGAAGTAGATGATTGTCCGCTTACAGACACTGAACTAATGGAACACGAAAGTTACACTAGACAAATGGAATTACAAGAACCAATAGACGAATTAGATGAAATACTAGGTGACAAAGAAGATGATATAGTAGTAGCTGAAACTGCTAGTGTCATTCCTACAGACTTGAATAAAGTAGAAAAACGTAGTTTCTGCACCAATGATAGGACTGAGAAGTTAGACGAATCAGTTAAACAGAAATGCACCGACCTAGTAAAAAGATACGTAGAAATGGTTATACCATCTGCAAACGAATCTGCTGACAAGTGTAATGCTGCATTAAGATACATTTTAGACAAATACAATAACGGCTTTATAGACATTGAAACTAAGGATAGACTTTCTAGAGAACTGATAAACTCTAGATTCACAAAACATTCTATCTAAATAATTTGGAAGTCTCAACTATTTTCTATATCTTTGCACCGTGAGACAAACAGAGTTAAACTATAAAGTATTTGAGTTATGAGAAAATTAGTATTAGGTTTGGCACTGCTAACGGTGTTCATTGGTTGCAAAGACAATGAAGATGATTTATCTAGTTACCCTTGCAGATACAACGATATTCTATAGACACTAGAAAATCCTGCAACCACTAGAAACACCATCGTTATAGTTCCTACTACTGAATTTAATAACCTATTCCAACAGTACATAAGGGATAGAGAAATAACAATAATAGAAAGTAAAGGTACGGAAACCCCACATCTTTGGAAGATGGCAAACGGTGACAAGTTTGTTAGGGATAGTTTAGTAGTTACTTTCTACTGCGTACACAGATAATTAATTTAATACTAAATACATCAAGTTTGTTTTATCGTTATCGTTATCAAATTCCCCTAGATGAAAAATTCTAGGGGAATCTTAAAAAAAAGTTCTCCAAATTTGTTATTTTCTGGAATCTCAATATATTTATTATTAGATAACAGAAACTAATAACAAAATAAAACAAATGATAACGATGAAAAAGTATTTAATTAGATTAACTGTATTCCTATCAATTGGAATACTTGCACTTGTATCACTTAACTTGTATTTACAAGACAAAGCTACAAAGAATTTTATTGAAACGTTAGATTCACTTGTAATAGAACGTGATTCTACAAGCAGTCTAAGGAACTGGGAAGTTCTAAATGATTCTATCAATAATCTTTGTAAACAGTGGCAAAACGATGGTACAAGTAAGTAATAGAAGAATAAAGCCACTACACCAAAGATTCAGTGACTTAGATAATAAGGTTTTTTCAGCCTTTTGCCAGTCATTTAATAACGTTAGTTGGATTGCAGACTACAAAGACAATGAAGATACTTTTTGCGGTATAGACTTACAACTAACAGCAATGACAAAGAACAAAGAAACTACCTACGATATAGAGATAAAAAGTGTTCACCTAAACAAGTTCTTAGATTACTGTTATTTCCAGTGGGATAAATGGTTTTCTTTAGTAGAGTTTGATAATGATTACAAACTATACGCTGTAATATACCCTAATCACAATAAGATTGCTGTCTGGCGTATCAATCGACAACTATTTGAAAAGAGTGAAAAGGATTTCGTTTCAATGAAAACAAATACTTGTAAGGGTAGTAACACTAAAGATAAGCTAGTTTACAAGTTGAAGCTAACAGACGCTAAAGTGTTTGACTATAATCTAGCAGACTATAAAGAGAAATATAGTGCCTTATATAAAGAAGTTACCAAAAAGGGATAGAAGCAACAATAACCGTAAGCGTAATAAATCCGAAAAGGAAAAGCTACGTGTAAGGCTGTATAATAACAAGAAATGGAAACGTCTTAGAAGTGGTTACTTAATATACCATCCACTTTGTGAAAAGTGCTTAGAAAAGGATATTGTAAAAAGTGCTACAGACGTTCACCACATTAACAGCCCTTTTGATGATGGATTAACAGAATCAGAAAGACTAGGTTTACTTCTAAACCCCAATAACTTGATGGCACTTTGCAAAGAATGTCATGGTACACTGCACCATAACAAACAGAAAGACATTGAAAAAGGTTTTTAATAACTATTTAACAATATAGGTTTTTCAGAACAAAGGACTTAAACAATTCAATTCTACAAGTTGAACTAGACTAGCTACTAGTAAGACGGCAAACGACCGCCACAATAATTTAGCTAGTGAAAAGACGGTCGTTTTATAACTTGCAGATATTTATTATTAAAGGCTATAATTTTTTATTATAGATATTAGAAGTTTTATTTAGTTATTTTTTTATGAGGGTAGAAATGTTATTTTGTTGTTATTGCCAGTTTCTACCCTCTCTTTTTGAAAGCCATTTTTTTTCTAAATATTTTATGATTAATTTATTCTTTTAATTTAGAAACTATTTAGTACATTATTATTTGTAACTCCTAACGGTCTGTGAAGATAGTTAGGAGTTTTATTTATTTTAAGCGTTTCTGAGCGTTCTAACATTGTTTGTGGGTAAGTTATCCACTTGTTACTTAAAATGCGCTTGTAGGCTCTGGAATGTGGCTTATTTGCAATTGTGCGTATTGCCTTATATCCAAAGCCTAAGTTAGAAATGTACCGTGTGTAAAGAGTTGACTAAGGGAGGGGGATTTCCAGCCAAAAGTTTTTCAAGTGACCTGCCCCCCACTTATTTTGAATTGAAAACAAAAAAAGGTAGGTGATTAGCCTACCTTTTGTTTCGTTGTTAAATTATTCCTAACCATTGAAGTATTAACGCTATTGCTGCTAGTATTAAACCAAATATAGTGTTATACTTTATATTCCATTTCATTCCTCTAAAATATCTATCCATAATTCTTAGTGGTTTTTTCTACTATATCTTGGTCTGTATTCGTCACTTATATCAATTGCGTCACCATCTTTATTAATCATCCAATATATTTCCGTGTGGTTGGTCTTTGTTTTATTGATGAAAACTTGTGGTTCTGATTCAATCTTGTTATAAATCTTTATTATTTGTCCTACTTCTGTTCTTTCTACTGTTATCTTGTCTATTACTTCATCTACTATTTCTTTCTGATGTTGATGGTCTGTTATTTCCATTACAGTGTGTGGGTTTACATCTTCTGTATTTGCTAGGTCAACTAATACTGCTTGCAGTTCTACTTTTCTCAGCTCTAATGATTCTATTTGTTTCTTGTATTTCTTTTCTTCTTTCTCAATTGCTTTAGAATCTCGTTCATAATCTTCATCGCTAATTCTGTTGGTATTTACATAAGCCTTATACAATCTATTAAACTTTGGTGTAATCTCCTTTTCTATTATCTGTTGTATATTGTAGATTCTATCATCTATTTCTTCTAGTTCGTGACCTACTGCGTTTCTGGTGTTATCATCTTTGTTTGCTAAGATATTCCACTTAACCCTACTGGCTTCTTTCCACACACAGAAGTCTATTATATTCAGTGCTGCACTTACTAGTTTATTACTTGCATCGTCTTTGTGAACATATTTAAGGTGATTGCCATCGTACTTTAACATATAACCAGTTTTCTCGTCTCTAATCTTACCCTTTGCAAGTGAAATGACCTTTGAAACTGTCTTAGCCTTATTAACGGCTTTCTTCATGTTCTCAATAGCTTTATCTATTTCTTCTTTCTCTATCAGTTTAGGATAGACAAAACCACTTTCATTAGGTTCACCACAATAACAGTAGTTCATTAATATCTGTCTAATTCTACTAGCTTTAGAACTTCTAAACTGTAGGTTATCCCAATATCCTAGTTCTACACCTTTGTCAAATATCTTGGTAAGGCTTAACCCATCTTCATTGTAGCTTTTGAAAATCCACTTAACTATTGGTGCTGTGCGCTCTGTATCAATCTTAGCTTTCTTATTAACATTGATGTAACCAAAGATAAGTTTACCAGTCACTTCATTGTTTTCTCTCATTTCTTCTTTCTTGGTGACAAGTCTTTCTATCTTAATCTTCATTTCCATTTCTGCACCATAAGAAAGTAACATAAGAAGTAGCTTAGTTAGTTCATCTTCTACTTTAGTTCCATCTTCATTAGTTCTTATAGTTCCCATCTTGTGAGGGTTAAGAAATACTAGGTTAATTCCTCTTTGCAGCAAATAGTCTTTAACTGATAGAATCACACTAACACGTCTTGCAAGTCTATCAATAGCGAAACAATACACAGATTCAATTGAGGGGTTTTCCTCAATCAGTTCTTTCATTTCGTTTAAGGTTTGTCTTTCTTCTTCTGCTAGTTTGATAGCTGATTCTTTACCCTTGACGATAATGATTTCACTTTCTTTGTAACCGTCAGCTATTGCAGCCGCCTTAACCTTATTACTCTGAGCGGTGAAGTCCTGACGCTTACTACTAACACGGCAAAAACATAAACACTTTTTCATTGTCTTATCTCCTATCTTTAATTAGTATTTTTATTAATTCTGCCGCAAAATTAGGCATTTTTT